CTCACGCGACCATCTGGCTGGGCTCAAGAGGGTACCGACATCTTGGACGGTTCGGTGATCCTGCCGACCAACGCTGCCTCACTGTCTATCACGAGCGGCTCCAGCACCCTGAGCGGTCAGTGGACGTCGGCCGACAGCGCGATCACTGACACGAGCGCGGCGATCGTGGTCTTCACGCCGACGTCGACCGGCAGCAGCTACGGCGTGAGCGCGTCGGAGTCCGGCTCGGCGGCGGATGTGCCGAGCGCGACCGGAGCACTGGTGGCGAGCTACTCCGAGGCTGCCTCGGGCGCAGATACTGTCTCCGGGACGTACTCGACGTCCTCCTCGATTTCTGAATCGGCCTCCGGGGCCGATTCATCCAACCGGACGATGTCGACGCCGGCCTCGATCGCCGAAAGCGCCTCCGGGGCCGATTCCCAGGACCGCACGATGTCCACGTCGGCGATCGGGAGCGAAACGGGCACCGGTTCGGACTCCCAGACGACGACCTCGGTCGCCGTGGCGTCGCAGAGCGAAGCCGGAAGCGCCTCGGAGTCCCAGGACCGTCTTCTGACGACTCCGGCGACCGGCGGCGACGTCGGGAACGCCCAGGACACAAATTCTACGACCCTGAGCGCCCAGGCGATCCAGAATGAGACCGGGAGCGCCTCGGACGTTCCCGGCGCAACCCAGGCGACCTCCGGGACGGTTTCCGAATCCGGCGGAGCGTCCGAAACCTCAGCTGCCGACGGAACGATCGTCACGGCATCTGCTTCTGAGAGCGGCGCGGCCGCGGAAGGATCATCTGCGATCATGGCCACCACGCTCGGAATCGTTGAGAGTTTGGCTGCGAGCGATCTCTCCTCCTGCATCGGAACCTTCTACGGCTCGGTGGTGGAGGCGCTCAGTGCTGTCGATTCTCCGGTCATCACCAGTGCACAATTCGCCCAGATGGTGGAATCTGGCGCGCTCGCCGAGGCCCAGAATGCAATCAAGTCGATCGCTACGGACGTCCTGGAGGCCATGGCGCTCACGGACGATCCGGCGTCCACCTTCGCCGCAGTGTGCCAGGCCATCGAAACTGCCGACGCCCAGGACGTGGCCGCGGCCACGTCCATGCTGACGGCCGCACTGATCGAGGCCGTTGCGGCCTACGAGTTCACGGATTCGCACGGAGTGCAGTTCTCCGTCATCGGTGAACTGGTTGCGGCTGCCGACACGTCAAGCGTTGAGACCTTCGTCAGTAGTCTGATCCGGATGTTCAGGTTCGCCGAGGATACCCGAATCTACTCGTTCGAGAACGAGAGTCGGGCCTACCGATTCCCGTCCGACAACGTGCGGACCTTCCAATTTTCGGGCGAGGCCCGAAACTACCGCTTCAAGGACGGAGGCTGAGATGTTCGACGACACCACCAATCCTGCCAAGCCCACGATCACGCACGATCCCAATGCGACGTTGGACTACACGTGGGACTTCAGCGGTCTCATCGTCGAGGGCGATGCGCTGGACACGGTCACCTTCCACCCGACGAATCCGGGCGTGACGGCGACTCCGGGCGCGGTACAGAACAACACAGCTGTGGCGTGGGTGAGCATCACCGACTCCACTCTGGTAAACCAAACGGTTGGCGTTACGGGTCGCTATACCACTACGGGAGGTCGCACAGACGACCGGACCCTCTGGTTCAAGATCAAGGAGCGTTGAAATGGCCGAAATCGAGTACCCTGGGGGATCTGAACGACGCCATCATGGGGAGCGCCGTCTGGGAGACCAGCGGATGGAGATCATCGCAAACTCGCCTCTTCTCAGGATCATCGTGTACATGGTCACGAGCGTGGGACTGCCCCTCATCGCTTGGGGCCTGAACAGCATCGTGGTCGAGATCCGGTCAATCCACGAATCCATCAACCAACAAAACATCGTGCTGAACGCGCACGAGATTCGGCTGTCTACGCTCGAGCGAGGGGAATCGTCCCGCGACCTCGAGATGAAGGCCGACAACAACAAGATCATCGAGCACGAGCAACGACTCAAATTCCTCGAGGATAGGGAGAACCGCAAGTGAATCCGCTCCAGCTCATCATCGCCAAGGACGGGTCCCTGTCCCAAACCAAGCTCGCCGCGGCGACGTTCCACTTTGCCATCTTCGTCACGGTCATGTACATCACGTACAAGACCGGCGACTTCAAGCTGGACATGTGGACGCTCTACGCGGCGGTCGCGGTGGGACATGCGGCCTTCGACAAGACCACTGCCCAGATCAAGGACTTCCAGGACGCGAAGCTGGCCGTGCAGAACGCCCCGGTGTCGGTCACCACCGATTCGCAGACCACGACGGCGACGACCACGCAATGATCGAATTCAAGCTCTACCCGAAGCAGCAGCGGGCGCTCATGTCGCCCGCGCAGGAGATTCTGTACGGCGGAGCCGCCGGCAGCGGGAAGAGCTACTTCATGCGCGTCCTCGCCATCCTACTCTGCATGGAGATCCCGCACCTGAAGGTCTTCCTGTTCCGGCGCCTGTACAAGGAGTTGTACATCAACCACGTGTACAGCCCGGACGGGTTCCTGGTCATGCTGAAGCCCTTTATCGACAACGGCGACGTGGTCTTCAACAAGTCGGACGGCGTGATCAACTTCTGGAACGGTGCACAGATCTACCTCTGCCACGCCCAGCACGAGAACGACATCAACAGCTACCTGGGCGCCGAGATCCACTGTTTGCTGATCGACGAGGCGACTCAGTTCAGCGAGAAGATGATCCGATTCATCCGGACCCGCGTCCGCCTCGGCGGCCTGGCCATTCCGGAGCGGTGGAAGGCAGTACTGCCCAAAATCATCTACGGCACCAACCCGGGAGGTCTGTCGCACTCGTACCTCAAGAAGGGGTTCGTCAGCTACGGCGCGGGTCACGTCTACAAGGCGCCCATCTCAGACGGCGGCATGCTGCGCGAGTTCATCCCGGCGCGTGCTGGCGAGAACTCCATCATGATGAGGAACGATCCGAACTATAAGGAACGGATCATGGGCCTTGGCGACGACCGACTCGCGCAGGCTTACCTCGACGGAAACTGGAATCTGGACGAGGGCCAGGCCTTCTCCGATCTGTGGGACCCGAACGTCCACATCGTCAACGATCTGGAGATCCCGAGAACGTGGACCATCGACCGGTCTCACGACTACGGCTACTCAGCGCCGGCGGCCACCATCTACTGCTGCGAGTCGGACGGCACGTACGCCACGATCGATGGCAACAAGATCGCTCTGCCGAGGCGATCCATCATCATGTTCAGCGAAATCTACTTCGCCGACAAGGAGGACAAGGGCCTGAGGCTGCTGCCCAACGAGCTCGGCGTCAGAATGCGTCAGCACGAGGAGATGGCTGGTCTGAGGATGAGGACCCAGGCAGGTCCAGCCGACACCACCATCTTCGACAAGGACAAGGGGATGGCGGCGATCCACGACGAGTACATCAACCAGGGCGTCCGCTTTACCAAGGGCGACAAGCGGCCCGGCAGTCGCGAGCGGGGCTACATGCTCGTGAGGCAGGGGCTGAAGGCGGCACTGACGAGGAATCGGGAGGCTCCGTGGCTTCTGTTCCACAGGCAGTGCGTGAACACAATCTCGCAGATCCCCGAGCTGCCGGTCGCCCCTGACAATCCGCAGGACGTGAACTCTGCGGCAAACGATCACATCTACGACGCTCTCCGATACCGTGCGCTCAAGGCGATCATGCGTGCCGGCGAGGGCGTCGTGTACGGAACCTGAGGAGGAACCATGGCAAAAGACATCACGAAGTGGGCATCGCCCGACTACCTCCGCTACCTCAACGCGTGGTCCAAGATCCGCGACTGCTTCGACGGCGAGGACCGGATCAAGAGCCTGGGCACGAGGTACCTCCCGCAACTGTCGGGACAGTCCAACGCTGACTACAACAACTACCTGACGCGGGCGCTCTTCTTCCCGATTACGGGCAAGACGGCGACGGCGATGTGCGGTCTGGCCATGGCTAAGGCTCCGAAGATTCAGACCAACGACATCATGGCGCCCTTCTTCAAGGACGACAAGATCGGGTATCAGTGGTCCGAGCTGATGATGACGACCTACCTGGAAGTCATCATGCAGGGCCGCTACGGCATCCTGATCGATGCTCCGGTCGTCGGTTCCACCATGCCGTCCATCTGCCCTTACATCGCGGAGTCCATCCCGAAGTGGAAGCTGGATCCGCTGACCGGACAGGCCGTATCCATCATCCTGAGGGAGATGCGTGAGGTCGAGGATCCGTCCGATCCGCATGCGGTCAACGTTCAGACTGTTCTGCGGAACTGCTTCATCGGCCCGGACGGTCTGTACCATGTGCAGGAGCTGAACGACGACCTCGAACCGGTCGGCCCACTCGTCACGCCTACGTTCATGGGCAACACGATCGACTTCATCCCCTTCACGGTGATCGGGGCGAGCGGCGTCCACGGGCAGTGCGACAAACCTCCGATGCAGGACATCTCCACGATCAACCTGTCGCACTACCTCACTTCCGCCGACCTCGAGTGGGGTCGCCACATCGTCGGTCTGCCAACCCCGGTCATCAGCGGCGTGGACTCCTCCACCCAGCTCAAGATCGGTGGCACGGCGGCCTGGATCTTGCCGGATGCGGGCGCCAAGGCCTACTACCTGGAGTTCCAAGGCCTCGGCCTGAAGAGCCTGGAAACGGCGATGCAGGACAAGATCCAGCTAATGGCGTCCATCTCGGCGCGTCTGGCGGACACCGGCAACGGGAGCGAGGCGGCCGAGGCGGTGAGGCTCCGCTACCTCGGCGAGTCGGCCTCGATCGCCCAGATCGTGACGTCGGTCGAGCTTGGTCTGAACCAGGTATTTGCCATGGTGGCGAAGCTGATGAAGACCGAGGCGCCTATCATCGAGATGAACAAAGACCTGATGGGTCCGACAATGACGGTCAAGGACATGGCCGTCCTGTTCGAAGCGTATCTGGGAGGCGCCCTGGACAAGGGCACTCTCATCTACAACCTCCGCCAGATGGATCTGCTGGATCCTGACGTGACGGACGAAGAAGTGGCCGGCATGATCAAAGATCCTCCGCCCAAGCCAACACCGCTGACCAACCCGGGCAACAAGCCCTAATCCAAAAGGAGCCAAAATGGCACTCGCGTACGAAGTCAACGACATCAACACCATTCCGGAAGCCCTGCGTTCCCAGTACAAGCAGGACGGCGCCGTCTTCCGCCTGGACGTCTCGGGCGTGGTCCCCACGACCCGTCTCGAGGAGTTCCGCAACAACAACATCCGCCTCCAGCAGGAGATTGAAAAGTTCAAGGGCGTCGACCCGGCCAAGTACGCCGAGCTGCAGGAACAGGCCCGCAAGTTGGCAGAGGGCGAGCTGATCAAGAAGGGCGACGTGGACGGCCTCGTCAATCTGCGCG